GCAGCGTCAGATGTGTATAAGAGACAGGGTGAGGGTGGTGTCCAGCGCTACGGCAGGGCCGGTCTCGCCTTTAGGGCCTTGCGGGCCGGTATCACCTTTTTCGCCCTGCGGGCCAGGGGCACCCGTAGCGCCTGTGGGGCCTTGAGGGCCTTGCTCACCTTGCGGGCCGACCGGGCCGATGGGGCCAGTGTCGCCCTTGTCACCTTTCTCGCCTTTGAAGTTTCCACTTGCAATGCCATCTTTCAGCTCTTGCAAGCTGTCGGAGGCCTGTTGGGCGCTCTGGTCTGCATTGCCCGCACTGGCGGCGGCTTCGCTGGCGGCGGTCTGGGCGGCTTCTGTAGAGGCTTCCACCTGCTGGAGAGCCTTGTCCCGGGCCGTATCCACTGCCTGCGTAGCGGTGGTCTGCTTGTCACCGATGGCTTTCAGTGCGTCCTCTTTGGCGGTGATGGTGTCAGAAAGGGCCTGCTCGGCCTTTTGGGCAGATGCCCCGGCCCGCTCTGCCGCGTCCAGCGCTTCCGTTTTGGACTGCTCTGCCGATGCCGCCGATTCCTTTACGGCATCCACCAGCTGCTGCCATGCAGGCGTTCCCGGTTCCGGCTCTGTGCCGTCCTCCGTGCCGGAGTTTGCAGCCACCCGGTAGCGCAGGTCAGCGCTGGTTACGGTCTTGGTGCCGTCGCTGCCCTCAAAAGTGATGCAGCCGTTGCCCGGCTGTGCGGTCACGCTGGCAGGCACGTCTACATAGCCGTCCACCACCAGCGAGGAGAGCGGGTCTTTGCCGTCCGGGACGTGCCAGAAGCAGCGGATAGCCAGCCCTTCCCACTCACCGGAAGCGGTGACAGCAAGGCGGTACACGCCCCGGTTCTTGGTGTAGCCAAAGCGCAGCATCTGCTCATAGCCTGCCAGCTTTGCAGCACCGTTGGAGGCAAGAGATACGTTAAGCTCAATCATAAACGTGCTCCTCTCTTATGCGGTGTAAGGCTCGCCGGTGATCTCCCGGTACTGCTCCGGGGTGATCTCGCCCTCGGTTACCCGCTTGGCCAGTTCCGCTTTCACCCTTGCACGGCGGCTTGCGGGCATCTCTGCCCACGTCTTGGTACCGGCAATGAGCCGGTTCGCCCAGATTTTATCCATATGCTACCTCCTTACTTGTTGACGGCGGCATCCAGCTCGCACAGCGAGTCCTCGATAGTCGCCAGCCGTTTCTCTGATGCCATGTCCTGCTCGCACAGGGCGTCCTCGATCTCCGCCACGAGGCCGGGCAGCTCCCTGAGCTTCTGCTCCTCTGCCAGCTTCCGGTGGAGTTCCTTCAGGCTCTTATCCATCTTGCAAAGACTCATCCGATGACACCTCCGATCATGGTGATATTGCCGCCGACGCCGCTCTCGCCCCGGGTAATCGTCACCTTGTAGTTAAAAGCCGCTCCCTTGGCGGCGGTCTTGTTGGTAAAGTTGTGGTGGGCAAAAGCCTTTGCCTTGCCGCTTTGGATGTCGGTGCAGTTCTCCCACACGGGGGCATCGTCCAGTGCGTTGTTGGTCAGCTCCACGGTCAGGCTCATGTCTGCCGGGAAACTGCCCTCCAGTGTCAGCGCAGCCACGGTGATGGTGTCGTCTGCCGTCAGGGGCTGGGCCAGCGAGAGGACGGCACGGGTCACATTTTTGGTAAAGGTAGCGGTCCACTCTGCTGTGGTCTTTCCGTCGTTCGCTTCCAGAGTCAGGGTGTTTTCTCCATTGAGGATCTGCTGGAACAAGGCCTTCTCGCTCAGGCACTGTACCGTGAGTTCGGTGCCAGAGGCCACGTTCTCGCGGACGGCCAGCGCCACGCCGTTCACCTTTTCGGTGATGGTCATGAGGTCGCCGTCTTTGTCCGTCACGGTATATCCCACCGTAAAGGGTGCGTTCTTCTCGCCCAGCGCCACGCCGCTCTCGCCCACATCGGAAGTGATTTCCGGCGGCTGGTTTGCCGAGGCGAAGCCGTCCTTGTCGATGTATAGCGTCTCCGGCAGGGTAAAACAGGGCAGGTAGCCGTAACGACTGCCGTAAGTTCCTTCGGCAGTCGTTACACTAGAACCGCTTGCGGAATCTACGTAGATGCTGTTGGCATAGTTATAGTTCTGCGGACTCCCCGTACGATTATACGTAATGGTCTTAGATGGACTTCTCGTCCAGATACCGCTTCCGTAGCGGGTTTGAATGCTGCTGATCCTGCTGATCGCGGCTGAGGAAAGCGCAGAGCCGTCGGAGTAGCCCGATTCCCCGACTTCTGCTACCGAAATAGGGAAAAAGCTTGACTCGTATGTGTCGCTATCGAGTTTTGTTCCACTCGGATTGCCAACAGTGCCAGTAAAATAATAAGCATATTGACCGGCATATTTTGTCGTGCCGATCAATCTCCGTACTTGGTCAGAAAACTTATTCACATAGGTGTTTTTGTACCAAGTGTCTTCATTATTGCTATCGACTCTGTAATTCTCTTCTGCGGACGTAGTATGGGTCCCGCTCGTCGTCGGACTCTCCCGGCAAAACAGCGTCCGCCCCTTGCCGTTCAGGCCGCTCTCGTAGTTGTGGCACAGCGCATAAAACTCGACTTTGGTGCTGCCTTCCATCAGGTAGACGTATCCGTCGCCGATGGCTAAGTCTTTGATCTGCATATTTGTAATCACCCTCTCCTCTTAGCCTCCCCTAGATAGGGGAGGTGGCATTGCGAAGCAATGACGGAGAGGTTCGAGCTCCTTCCCTTAAAAATCAATGCGGCTCTCCGCCTTGTTCCACACACCTGTCAGCTCTACGCCCTCCATCGTGTCAAAGGCCGAAACAAAACTGATGCCGTTTACGTCCATGCCCTGCACCATTTCCAACAGTTTGATGCGCACGCCGGTGGTTGCAGCGTCCGCCGCTGCGCCCGAGACGGTCAGGGTTTTGTCGGTGGTGACACGTCCCTCGGTCTCCACGGCAAACCGCTCCGCCCGCTTGGCAGACTCGGCAGCAGCGGTCTTGGAGCTTTCGGCGGCCTCGGCCTGCTGCGTGGCAATGCCCGCCCGCTGCTCTGCGGTGCGGGCAGAGGCGGCGGCGGCTTCCTCGGCCTCGGCGGCGGTTTCGGCGCTGGATGCGGCCTCCTCTGCCTTTTGGGTGGCGGTGGAGGCAAAGCCCTCCACATACTCAAGGCTCTCAGCCATAGCCTCCCGCACCTCGACGCCCCGCTTTGCCGTGCGGACGTCGTTGATGTTTTCTTTAAAAGTTTTGTTCACAGGCTCTTTACCTCCGTAGGCTCTTCATATACGATTTTATTATTTGCGCCGTTCAGATACCCCGCTGCGCTCAGGGACATACTGTAAGCCAGCGAGGCCTTGTGGCTGCTGAGGGCCTGCAAGTCCGAGATGGAGTAGAAGCTTGTCCCGAAGGTAAAGCGCTTCTTTTGTGGCGCGTCCAATGGCTCGACCACCTTAGAAAGCAGGAGCAGTGTATCAAGGCCGTGGGGCTTCGAGATGACGCGGGTCTTTTTCATCCAGCCTAGACGCTCTACGTCGATACCGGCATCATGCAGGTCAACAGCGCTCACCTCGATGCCCTCAAGATAGCGCTGCTGGCATCTTCGAAGCTCCTCGTTCGCGGCGTCCAGCAGCTTTTGATTTGTGGACGCCTTGCCGTCGAGGACGATGACTTTGGTGATGACGCCGTAGACTTTTTGAGCTTCGAAGTCGTAGGCTGTCTGGCTGATAGTCTTCGTGCTCTTGAAAATCCACCAGCCCTTTGACTTGTAGCCCACCGCGATGACTTGGGTGACAATGTCCTCGGCTTTGACGTAGTTGGTCAAATCAAGCATATTGACGCCAAACTCCACAGACTGCGGGTTCGTTTCTGTGATGCCGTCATCGGCCAGATAGTCCAGATACCGGGTCTTTCCGTCATCAGAGTAGCGGACGGCAAAGTAGCCGCCGTACACGTCCGTCAGTTCGGATTGCAGGATGTCCCACGTGGTGCCGAAGTTTTTGCCATCGCCGAAATCGAGGGCCTCGTTGGTCGAGGCGTCGAAGTCGTGCAGATAGTAACCCGTGCAGGTCGACCAGCTTCCCGTGCTGGAGTCATAGAGCTGAATCGCTCCGTCATCGGTCAACTTCCAGCCTGTCAGCGGGGTGGTGTCGACGGTGTAAATGTATTTCGAGTCTTTCTGCGTAGCGCTCAGTGAGTAAAAATTGCCGTTTTTGTAGGCTATGTTTCGCTCCACCGTGTATAACTGGTAGCCTTGGTATATACCATCATAAGAGACAATGCGTATCGCATTATCTCTGTTAATGTACTCCACAGCTGGAAAGGTGGCGCCGTTTGTATCGCATATCCACCTTTTATCAGCGTCCTCTAGCCAGTACTCGTTGTCTCCGTCACTATCTCTATGGTGCATCGGCCTGCAACCGCCCATGTAGACCGTCTGAAAAGACTCCTGTGGGCCATTCTCAAACACATTTACGATGCCGAGAGTAAAGCGCTTGTACCGGTCTGTCTGGCCGTTGTGGTTGCTGATGACCTTGGCCAGAAATTCCTTGATGCTGATGTCCGTGTACTTGTATGGCACGAGGGAGCTGTCGTTGAAGTAGGCAAGTTCCCCTTCGCAGTACACCTTTTGCCGCAGATAAAAATCCATCTCGTGGCTCATGACCCGCCCGCGCCATAGGGTCTTGCCGTCCTGCTCTACCTCCACGATAGTCTTGAGCTTTTGCAGCGCAGAGTGGGCGATGTTGCCCAGCGGGATGGTAAACTCAAGGCTGCCCGCTTTGCCCGCCTCTCGGGTAAGGGTGGGGGAGATGAGCATGGTGGCCGTGGTGCGCAGGTCTTCCGCAGCAGGGTCGTAGATGCACGCTTTGGTGTCCCACTCGCCTACGGCGGTCTGCGTACCGGCATAGATTTTGTAGCTCACAGGCTTTTCACCTCCGTCGGCGTGTCATAGATGGTGTCTTCTTCGAAGCTGAAGCTGTCCCACAGCCAGTCAGCGCCCGCCGCTGCGGTGGTGTTGGTCTTATAGGGGTTGCAGATGCCGGTGATGGCGAAGACATTCTCCCACCGGTCGCGGCTTTGGGGTGTGACCGTCCAGAAACCCTCCCAGTACCATGCCGGGTCATCATCGAAAACGCATTTCAGCCATTGCCCTTGCAACGCGTTCTCCAACGTGCTCTGTACCTTGGGCCAAAGCCTTTTCGGCTTTACGCACTTGAGCGTGATGGTGATCTTGCGCTGGGTGTAGTGGACTTTGCCGTCCATCGACTTGGAAAGGTCTAAAATGCGGTCGCTGAAAGGCACTTTGACCAGAAGACTTTCGTCCGGTTCTGCCGGTCCGACGGTTGTGCCACCGACCACAAGGTAAAGCCCCCAGTCCTTGAGGGTGTGGTGGTCTCCGATTTTGACGCCCTGTAATGATGCCATTTAGCCTCCCCTCGCTTTCCGGGTCGAGCGAATTCCCAAGTCTCCATCAATGCCGTCCACAAGTGTCGGCTGCATCGCGCCGGCGAGAGCCTGCACGCCGTTGGCGTCGATGACCAGCGTGCCGGTGCCGATGGCGGGAAGATGCTCATCCAGCGAGTTGGAGATTCGCTGGAGCACACTGAGCTGCTGTCTGCCGGTGGTGTCCTGCTGGCCGCTGCTGAAGGGCGACGCCGTGAGGCCCTTGTAGCGGTTGAACCGGTCGGCACGGTAAGAAAACTCCGCCAGCGAGTCGTACACAGGGGTCTTGCTGAAGGGGCTTTCGTAGTTGCTCGTGAGCTTCTCGTCCTTGTTCTTCGACCACGCAGACAGCGCAGCGCCGCCCACAAGGGCCGTCAGGCCGAGGATGACCGCCACCACCGGGTTTGACACGATGAAGCCCACAATGCCGCTCAGAGCCTTTGTGATGGTGCCTGCCGCATTGGTGAAGCTGCCAGCGATGCCCGCCAGCTTTGTGTCCACGCCTCCGGAGGCGTTCAGGCTGTCAAGGATCTGGGAAAAGCTCTTGACGGCTGTGCCTGCCTCGGTAGCACCCTCGGCGATGCCGTCGCCAAAAAGCGCCTTGATGGTGTCTTTCGCCGCACTCAGACCGCCTCTGGAGTAGCTGTCATTTACCGCCGTAAGGGCGTCTGTCAGCCACTTGGAGATGATGTTTCGCTGCTTCTGCGTGACCTCGCCCCACACCAGCTTCGCAAAGTCTGTGGCGAGGCCCGACCAGTTGCCGTTTTTGAGGTCGGAGATCGTGCTTTGCAGCGTCCCCATGATGCCGTTTTGCCATTTGGTTTTGGCCTCGCTGAGCTGATTGTCGATGCGTTTCTGCGTCTCAGAGACAGACAAAACCACATTGTCACAGGTCTGCGTGGTCGTGGTCGTCACTTTTCCGGCCGCATCGGTCACGTTTTTTGTGATTTTCTTGATGGTCTTTTCTGTGCCGTCCACTACCTCAGTCCACGAGTCCGTGATGGTCTGCACCGTCTCTTTGGTGGTGCCTTTCAGCTCCTTGGTGGTGCCGTCGTAGACGTTGTAGGTGTTGTCGGCGGTCTCGGTCACGCGCTGGATGCTGCCGACGATGTTGCCAGTACCGGCGAGGATCTCCTGCGAGGTCTCCTTGATGGTGTCGGCCAGCTTTTTGGTATCAGCGGCGACGTGCTTTTGGGTTGGAGTTGTGGTTGTGGTGGGCGAAGTGGTAGTGGTGGGCGAAGTGGTAATAGAGCTTTTGCTTTTGCCAGAAGGCTTTGCAGGCACCCAGCCGTCATTCTCGTCCCACACCATCCCAGCGTGAGATTCATCCCAGTCCTTTTTCCCCTGTTTTGTTGTCTGGTCAGCGTTAAATGCATTCCAGTACACAGCATCCCAGTCGCCACTAAAAAGCGAAATTTCGCCTTTTCTGAAGGAATCAGCAACAGCTTTCAGGCCCACAAGTGAGGACTTTGCCTTGTCGATCACACCGGAAAGTCCGGTTATCTCCCCGATAAGGCCCGTCCATCCGTCGGTTTTGTAGGCTTCCTGCGCGGCCACCGTCATATCATTAAGATTTGAGATGACCATGCCGATGCCGTTGGACAAATCGCCCGTCATGAGTCCGGCCAACTGGCTCACGTTGTCTTTCAGGGCAGACACGCGGCCGTTCATGGTCTGGCTCTGGGCATCCATGGCGTTGTAGTAGCGCCCGCCCTCTTCGCTGGCCGCGATAAGGGCCTCCGATAGCAGGTCGTAGCTGATCGTCATGTTCTGGACATCCTGCACCGATTTGCCGGTGTAGTCGGCCAAAACCTGATAGATATTGATGCCAGCATAGGCAAACTGCTTGATGTCTACAGCCGTCGCTTTGCCCACGTTGGCGATCTGTTGTAAATTGCCCGCCATGCGGGACAGCTCCACATTGCCGCCGCCGGTGGCCGAGACAGCATCGCCCAGTGCCATAATGAGCTTACGGGAATACCCGGCATTTTCACCGGCGCTGATGAGCAGCTGGTTTGCCTCGGTAAGCGATGCCACATCAAAAGGTGTGCGGGCGGCGTCCTCCTGAATGGCTTTCATGGCCTCATTCGCAGCCTCTGCGCTGCCCAGCATATTGGTAAAGCCGGTGGTGTATTTCTCGATCTGGGCGTTGTACTCGATGCCTGTCTGAACAAATCCCACAGCAGCATCAAGCGCTTTGCTTGCCAAAGTGATCAAAACATTGCCCAGAATCTGCCCTTTTGCAATAGAGCCTGCAAGGCTGCTTTCGGTATTTCGGGTCGAGTCGCCGAAGCTGTTCATGTACCCTTCCGCAGTCCTTAGCCCCTGTGCCGTGGTATTGAGTTGGGCCTGAGCTTCTTTCAGCTTCTGGGCAAATTCCTTGGTTTCTTTGGAGGTTTCCCCGGTCTCTTCCCGTGATTTCTGGTAGGCTGCCGTAAGGTGAATGACCTCACTGTACAGCCGGTTATAATCCTTCATCATGGTGGAGACAGCGGCCTTAGTCTGAGACTTCGCCTCTTCCACGCCCTGCCGGTAGGCACTGTCGTCCAGCCCGAGGGTGGCGCTCAATTCAAAAAGTTTCAGGTTTCCTCACCCCCATTCAAGCCATTTTTGATTCTCTGTATCACTTCTTCGGCGCTTTGCTGCGGCTCTAAGGGGTGGGGGTCGATGATTCCCGCTACCCGGTCAGTCCAGCGCTCTTCTACGCCTGCGAAGCTTGCCAGCGTGTCCGTCATGTATGCCCGGTAGCTCAAAGCAATAGCCTCTTGCCGCCGGGTGTTCATGATGTGCTGGACGATGTAGGGCTTGCCGACGAGCCGCAGCATATCGAGCCGAATGGACGAAGTCAGGCGTCGATACTCGTCTGGCCCAGCTTCGCCAACGATAACAAAAAATCCAGCACGTCCTTGTCCTCGATGGTGGCAGTGATAACGCGCAGGGTCTTGAACGGCGTCATAGTCTCTGGCTTGCCGTCCTTGTCCACGTCCGGCTCATAGAGCAGCGGAAGCAGCTTGGCGGTAGCCTCAGCGTTCTCAAAGAACAGGCTTTTTGCCATTGCTTTGAGGTTTTTTCGGCTCTGCTCTTCCCTCTTCTGCTTCTTTTCTTCCTCGGTCTCACTACCGTTGAAAACCGGCATGACCTTGCGCAGATCCATGACTTTGGTCTTGGTCAGCAGGTCAGACACCGCGTCAGCGATGAGCCAGCAGCGCCGCAGGAACTCGGTTTCGTCCATCTGGTTCAGGGTTTTCATGTTGTAACCTCCTTATGCTGCGGCCTTGGGGCTGTAGTACCACTCCATAGGCACCACGTCACTGCCCAGACGGGGGCAGCCGGTCAGGGTGACTGCAATGTTGCCCTTGCCCTTGTCGGTCGTCTTCAGGGTCAAACCGCCGGTGGACAGTGCATTCATCAGCCGGACTGCAACCATACCGCCATCCAGCGTGTCTCCAACCCACCAGATGTCCTTGAAGTCGCCGGTGCTGGCGGCGGGATCCAGCGTCATGCGGGGCGTGACCTTCTTGTCACTCACATCCGCAGCGCCCATCGCCAGCTTGATAACGTCCGTTGTGGCATTCAGGGCCGTAAAAGCCAGTGTGCAGTCGTAGCTCTCGATCTGCATCAGCTCTGCGGTGTTCTTCTGGGCGTTGTCCACGTCTTCGCCAAGATCGGTGAAGTTCGCCTTGCAGGTCGCGGTGATGCCGCCGGTCGTGGCAGTGATAATGTCTGCGTCCTGAACTTCGGTCTCGCCGGTTACATCAAACTTGTTGACCACGATGCCTGCGTTGAACTGCATGGATTCGAACGCTTTCTGCGAAATTTTGGAAAATTTTCTTGCCATATTGCTCCTTACTCGCAAAATTGCGTGATTTCAAAATTGAGATATTCGCACAGATACCCTTCAGGCGGGTTGTCGAGGGGCTGTGCCCATGGGGTGCCTTTTTGCAAAAGAATAGCGCCGCCCTCGCAGGAAAGCGTTATGCTGTCCTCGAGGGCCGCGCTGATCGTATCTTCTGTTTGCAGAATGGGGGTTCTGCCGCCCTTGCTGGGGTACCACAGTCGGGCGTGGAAGGATGCCGTTTCGTTCCACCCGCCGGGAATTGTCGGCTGATAGGTCAGATACGGCAGTTCTGCGCCGGGAGGGATATTATCTTCCAGATAGCCGGGGATTCCGAAGCTATTAAAAAAGGCGTTCAGCGCCCGGTTGATGCTCTCAGACGGTCCCATTACGGCAGCACCGCCTTTTTGCACTTCACGGCCCACAGGCCCATGCCGGATTCTTCCGGAGCGCTGCCCTCATCGGCTGCGCTCGTCACCTGAAAGGTCTGCCCGTCGCTCACCCGCTTGATGTAGTCTGGGAAAGCCAGCGGCACACCGGTGTTGACCAGCAGCGTATAGGTGGACGCTGTAGCCGCCTGCTCTGCGACCTGAGCCTCCACGGTGGTGTCGTGGCGCTCTATGGCCTCAAATTCCGGGCCGTCCTTCCAGCCGGACACAAAGCCGCCGACGCCATCCGGCTCATAGCTGCGGGTCTGAAAACGGTATTTTTTGGTGAAGCTCTGCATCACGGTGGATGCAGCGAACGAATTGACCATGTCACATCTTCCTCCACTGATTGATCTCGGATTTATAGCGGGTCTTTCCGTCTGCGGGCAGGCCGTCCGCACCTGTAGCCATCGTGCCAGACCAGCCGCCAAAGGACTGGGACACATACACGCCGCCGGACGGGAGCGCCTTGTCGTATGCGTCGATTTTTTCAGCCAGCGCCACAAAATCAGGCGGCACGCGCATAGGCTGCACCGTGCCGTTAAAGGTCTCGGCAGTCAGATCACCGTCCCCGGCCTTGTGCACGCCGTCATTGAAGATGGATCCGCACACAAAGAAATACTGCCCCGGCACTACCCCGGCGGGCACGGTGTCCGGCTCAAAGGCGAACTCCCCGGCAACGGGGTCGTCTGCCCGGTCAAAGAAATTGTGCGTGTAAACGCACAGCTCAGGGACGGTCATTGGATGCCTCCTACTCAAAAGGGGCGATTACTCGCCCGGGGTAATAGTCTGGACAGAGATGCCGTCCAGATACTCAGCGAACAGGGTCATGCCCATGACGGCGAAGCTCTCAGAGACCGCGGTGTGGTAGTTGCCCTGAGTGTGGAAGCCGATGAGGTTGCTTGCCTCGCCCGCAGTGGTGTAGACCAGACCGGCCTTGGAAAAGTCGCTGTCGGCGGGGTCAACATAGTACAGGACGATGTTGTCCACCGGGGTTGCGATGACCTTTCCTCGCGCGATTTCGCCGCTGGAAAGCAGGAAGATGGTGTTGTAACCCATGAAGTCCTTGATGTACTGGAAGCCGAACTGGTTCTGAACGGTGATGTTGGCCGCGCCCAGGTACTCGTACACATCCAGAATGTTGGCGAAGCCCACGACGCCGGTGACGGTGCGGTGCATGTTCTTGAACTTGTCCTCAACGCTGCCCTTGGCCATCGCCAGAGCCATCTGGAAGGTCTTGGGGGTGCCTTTCAGGGTGCCGGTGTTCAGGTACTTATAGAAGCGGTCGGTGACGTTCGCGGTCAGCTGGTACAGGAACTCGTCATCGGTCTTCTGAACGGCGACATCGTAACCGTACTTCTTGATGGCTTCCAGAGAGACGGCTTTGGCGAACTTTTCGACAGTAATGTCAGCATATGTCTTTTCTTTGACGGTGAACTTGCTGTAAGGGATCTCCTCGCCCTCAGCAACAGTGCCGCTCTGGAGCGTACCCTCGGCGTACTTGCTCTTGAGGGTAGTGCCGGGCTGCATCCGAATGGGGCGCATGATGCCCATGATGTCGCGCAGATGCTGCCAGTTGCGCTGGAAACGGGTGACGAAGTCGATTTCTCGGGGGTTGACGGTAATGTCGGTAGTTACGATAAGATTTTCTTTTGCTGGCATGTGTTATTCCTTTCCGCCGCCCGTGAAAAGGTCGGCATTTGCTGCAATGGCCGCCTGACGTTCGCCAGCGTCCTTGATTGCAAAAATTTGGTCTTTGGTCATTTTGGAGCCGGTGGTGGTGGGCGGGGTGTCCACATTTGCGCCGGTGGTGGTCGTAGTGCCTACGAAGTCGCTCCAATCAGCTTTCAGGCTGTCGGCGTGCTTCTTGGCGTCCTTGACCTCGCCTTTATCGTCCAGCTCCAGCTTGTCGATGTCCTCGCCGGACAGCCGCACAACGCGGTCTGCGTACTTATCCAGCACCCCGGCGGACTTGAGCAGCTCCCGGAACTTGGCTTCCTTGGCTGCCCGGGTGTCCTTCTGGGTCTGCTGGGCTTTGTAGTCGGTCAGCGCCTTTTCAGCGGCCTGCTTGCCGCCGTTGGCTGCATCACGGTCTTTCTCGGCCTGTGTGCGGGCTGTTTTTTCTGCATCCAGCTGGTCTTTGAGTTCGTCCGTCTCCTTGTGCAGGGCGTCCAGAATGGCCTTGGCCTTGTCATCGTTGGAGGTTTCGGGGTTCTCCAGAATCGTGCGGATGTCAGCTCTTTTGAGTGCCATGTGATAGTCCTTTCTGCCCTTGCTCGGGCTGCCATGCTTGGCAATAAGGTTTATTTGCCGGACGTGCTGCCGGTGTGGTGCCGCTTGTGGGGCTTGAACCCACGGCCCCCGGATTAAAAGTCCGGTGCTCTGCCGACCTGAGCTAAAGCGGCATAAAAAGCGGCTGACGCTGTGCGCCAACCGCTGAGTATTTAGTTTTCCCGGTTTGCTTCTTCCACCGCGATTTCTCGCAGCTCGTCAATGTGCTTCTCCACCGCCGGGCGGAGGAACGGGCGTGGGGCCATGCCCCGGGTAAAGTGCCACTTGCCGTTGAAGTCCTTCCAGACCCACGGCGTTTTGCGTCCGTTGCCCTTCTCGGCAAAGATGCCCGTGCCCAGCTCCGCATACACGCTGTAAAAGAGATTTGACCCGATGGTCACGGTCTTTTTGGCGAGGTCGAGGGCAAAGGTCAGGCTCTGCTTGAGCGCACCGCCCACGTAGCCCTCAATGCCCGTGCTGTCTGCCGTGCCAGTAGGCACAAGCAGCTGGGCGTAGTCCTGCACCTTCATGCCCCAGATGGTCAGCACCCGCTCTGCCCATGAGTCCAGTGCCTCATGTAGCCTCGGGGTGTTGTCGGTGAATTTGATGTCGTAGTTAAAGTTCATGGTTTACTCCATGTATAACAAAACCCCGCCCCGGTGTGGGGCAGGGTTGGTTATTGGGTTTTACTGATAGGGGTGCGGTAAAACGCCGCCCCCCTTGTGTTTTGCGATGAGGTTTCAGTTACAGGTACAGCAGCCGGAACGTCTCTCGGCCTTTGGGAGTGATAAGCGTCTGCACGCCGCTCCACTGGGTCTTGTCGTTCTTGGCTTCCTTGACCTCGAACAGGCCGCTGTTCTTGTCCTCTCGGGGCAGCAGCTTGCCTTTCTGGTCACGGTAAAGGAATTTCTTTTCCAGCAGCCATGCCACAAAGGCTTTGGGCTTGATGCCCAGCTCCTTGGCGGTCTCCCGAAAGTTGGTCAGCAGATTGCGGTCAACCAGCTCGTCAAAATACTCGGCCTTGGGCTGCATGATCTGCTTCTCCACGGTGAGCTGGCTGTTCTGTGCGGTCAGCTCACAAATGCGGGCCTCCCGGTCTGCAAGGGTCTTGTTTGCCACAAGCAGCGCCTTTGCCATCAGCTCCTCCGGGGTGAGCTGTTCCTGTCCGGCAATGTACCCGCCATTCTTGCGGATGGAGGGCAGCACCTCGGACGTGACCCATTTGCGGAACGGTTTGGCTTCCGGCTTGTCGCTGCGGAGAATGACGTTGTACAGGCCGCTCTCATTGATGATGTAGGTGGACTGCTTGCGACCCATGCTGTCGATGACCTCGGTCTGACCGACCTCATCCTCATCCATGCGCTTGGCGGTGTCCGTGATGTGGGAAATGCCCAGCACTGTGCACACGTCCTTGAGGACAAACCACGGTTCGCCGCCCATCTCTACGGTGCGGACTTCGTTGGACCGGTAGTTGAAAATCTGGATGTTACTCATGCGTTTACCTCTTGTTCTGCAATTTGATAGTTAAGTACTTCGTCTACTTCCTTTTCCAGACCGGTAAGGGATGCAAACAGGGCCGTCAGCATGGAGTTGTACATCGGGGCTTCTCTCCAAATCTGGATCACAAGCTCGCTGGTGCGCTCCCGCTTGATCATATCGGTCTTGTGCGTTTCCTCAAACCAGTTGGCAAAGATGTTCAACAGGTCGTGCATTACTCGGAGTTCACCAGAAACAGCATCCAGTTCAAGCTCCACTTTCGTGATTTTTGGTGTTTCCATTGCTAAAACCTCACATTTTACTTGACAAATCGCTTATAAAAAAATAAAATGGAGGTGCAAGGGGCTTCTTGACTGGTTGCTTTCTTGTGTCTTAGCGGTTCAGCGTTCCAGCGCTGGCCGCTTTTTTATATGCGTCAAACCGTGCCAACTGCTCGGCTCTGGTGAGCTTTGCAAACTCCTTGCTAGTCACGGAGCATCACCTCCCGGTATTTGCTCCCTTGCACCTCTGACCTCCTTTCCATGCATCTATTATACTACGAATTGCGTAATTCGTCAATACGTTTTCCGTAATTTTCAAAAATATTTTTTACGTTTTGCGTATTGACTATTAACGGATGGCGTAGTATTATAGATGTAGGAAAAGAGGTGTTAGAAATGTCGATAAGCTATCACTTAAAGGCCTTGCTCGCAGACGCAAACATGACCCAAAAGGAACTCGCTGAAGCTACTGGGATTAGACCGCCTACCATATCAGCAATCTGTCTTGGCACTATCAAGCAGTTTCCCGTTGGGGCGCTTGACAAAATTTGTGAGGTGCTTCATTGTCAGCCCGGCGATATACTGGAATATATCCCGGATGACCCGAACAAGCCACAAGCGGACGCTGAAACCGATGCCCTGCGTGCGGCTCTGCTCAACCAAATCAAAGGTCTGTGACCTTTAGGCTCTGCCGGGTGGCAGGGCCTTATTTTTATGCTTCATTCTCGTTCCTTCTTCCTCCTGCTCTGCCCAACGTCAAGACATTCATTTTCTGAATCCTTCCATTGTCCTAATAATGCGTTTGTGTGCTCCATGCTTCTTTGCGCCATTTCCGTAGGAAGGCCGCGCGTGTTTTGGCTTAATGTAACCACACGGAGGCTTAAAATCACGGCAAAAGTTCAAGAAAAAGTCATCGTTGATTACGACAATCCCAAACTTCTTATTTTTCATGCTTTGCGCTCTCCTTTCTCCGTTTTCTCTCTTCTGCCCACTACATTTGCTCTTTTTCCTTTCCGCCCTTGGATTTATACCACTCGTTGTAGTCCATGACGGGCGTTGTCTCTTTGGTCACATTGTCTCGCTGCATGGCGTTCTCCCGGGGATACTTGCCCAGTGCAGAGGACAGCACACAGCGGCAGTGGTAGACCATCTCCGGCGCTGCGTTGGGGTCTCCGGGCCGCTGAATCTCGTAACCCATGACCTTGAACGGCTCGTCAAGCTCTGCCGTCTGCTGGTCTAGCAGGCGGTGCATCTCACGGGTGCGGTAGTCGTGGGTGGAGTTCCAGCGCTTTTTGACCTCGATGCCCAAAGCCTGGGCGTTGCGCATCTGCTGCAAAGCCCCGGCGTTCTGGGCGCTGGTAAGGGCCGTGATGGCGTTGTTCATGGCCCAGTGGATCTCTGTATCAGCCATGCCGTTGACGGCCTGCACGGCGATGTCGTGGACGCTCTTGCCCTGCACAATGCCCTGCATGACGTAGCGATTGAACACCCGGGCATCATAGGTGCGGTTGCTTTCGCTCTTGATGCGCTTGTTTGGCACCATGCGGGGGTTCTCCTTCAGCAGGAGCTTGACCGCTTCGGTGTTGTACAGGGTCAGCCCGAACGTCACGCCTGCGGCCTGTTCCAGCTCGTAGAACGTCCAGTTTGCGCCAAAGGAAAAGATGTTGTATTGCTCGTCCCTGGCCAGCTTGTAGGCCGTCTCTTGGGCTGTGGTGCAGGTCTGCGTGATGCCGTCCAGCTTGGCGTGCATCAAATCGGACTGAAAGACCTGATTTTGCAACCAGATTCGGTAATCGTCCTCGGTGATCTCGCCTGCGTCCAGCTGTGCCCGCTTGCGCTCGTCCAGCGCTTTGTACTTTGCAAGAAACTCGGTCAGCTGCTCCTGCATCTCCCGGCGGGCAGTGCCGTACACCCGGAGGATGCGGCGGCGCAGGCGGTTCAGCTGGCGGGTAGAGATGCGGTCACGGTCAGAAATCACGTTTCATCACCGTTGTTCTCCCCCTCGCCCACGGTCTCCCGTGCTGCGCTCTCGGCCATCAGCGCGGCCTTGGCCTGCTCCTTTTGTTCCGGGGTCAGGTTGGGCAGTAGGTCAATGGCCATGTCCTGCCCGATGATGGGCGCCTCAGAAATCACCATGCTGACCTGTTCGGCCGTGTTGGTGATCTTGCTGCGGTTGAATGTCGGCATAGCGTTTTCAAAGCCAGCCAGTGCGCAGATCTGCCGGATGAACGGCTTGACCTGCGCCTCGAAATCGTCCGCGTTCTGGTTCAGCGGTTCATAGGCCGCATCCAGATGGTCGTTGGTGCTGTCCGCGCTGACACAGTGCACATCCAGACCTCCGAAGTCCTCATACACCCGGGTGTGGAGCAGCTCCAAAAGAGCCTGCCGGGCCGTCACAGGAATCTCGGTGGTGTAGGGGGTGATCTTGCCGCCCTCGCTGGTGTCTGCGCCTGCAATGTGGTACAGATTCAGCTTGACAAGGAACTCCTGCAGCTCGTCATCGGTCATGCCGTTGAAGTTCTCGCACAGCCAGTAGATCTGCGAAAAGTCCTGCAGGTCATTGCAGAAGCCGGACATCACCAGATCGGTGTTGTCAATGTAGGCTTTCAGCCCCACAAGGGTGCTCTGGTGCAGGTCGGAACCCCACAGCGGCACAATGGGAAGAGCGCTGTAGTTTTCGCCCTCCACGCTTTCCAGCCCGCCGCCGGGTGTGGTGACGGTCACGCTCTTGTATGCCTGCTTCGGCGTTGTCTCCTGCATCACATTGCCGATTTTGCTTTCCGTGTACTCAGTGAAGCCGTCCGGCTCGTACAGGATGTAGTGCATATCCGTGTCCGGGTTCAGCCGCCAGAAGCGCACACCCGCCTGCAAAAGGCCTGTCTTTTCATCGTACAGGGGCGCGAACTCGGTCAGCTTGAAAACCACCAGATGGTCGTTGTTCCAGAATCCGAAGCTCTCACCGTGGATCAGGGCGAAATATCCGGCCTTCTGGATCTGCTCGTCAAAGTTCTGCCCCAGCCTGTCCTTGTCCACGCCATCGTCCGCAAAGACTACGCCGTTGCCGAGGGAGTAGGTCGCCCGCTGCTTGTTGAGCCGCCGGAAAAGATTACTCTTGACCATATCGGGGCGTGGGGTGTCCTGCTTGGTGTTTTTGGACAGGCGCTTCAGCATCAAAGCGTAAGCCTGTGCGAAGCGTTCAATCCCCGGGTTTTTCTGGGCATCGTACAGGTCGGCGTCCAGCGCCATCTTGTACGGCCCGGAAGCGCAGTGCTGCTGCACGAATCGCCGGATGAAATCAGGTTGTTCCCCGGCGGCTTGCGCCTGCTGGAAGGTCTGGAATGTGTATACAGTGCTCAAAATCAATCCCTCAGTTTCACAAGGCGCTTTGTGCGCACGAAATAGCGGATAGCGTCCATGCAGTGGTCGTTGACCTTCAGCACGGTGTCGTCTTTATCTGGATCCCAAGCGTACACGCCGAATTCTTCCAGCGTGTGCTTGCAGTCTTTGTAGATCTTCAGCCGCCCGGTCTGCAGCATGGTCTGCACGTCCAGAATGCCGCTCAGAACGTCGTTGTTTGCGGGGGTCTGCGTGAATCCGTTCTTGCGCAGCTCTGTAATCAGGGGCAGGGCAGAGGGGTCAACAATGATCCTCTCTGGCTTGAGGCCATTCAGCCACGCCTTGAGGTCTGTGACGTACTCGCCCACGGTCTTTTGCCGCTTCTGTTCGCGGCCGCTGTAGTAGTACTCCCGGGTGACGATCCAGCAGTCTGCATCCGCCTGCTTCTGGAACAGTAGAAAGGTCGTTGCGTTCTGGGTTCCAAAGTCGCACGCCACATAGGCGCTCTTTGGAGACAGCGCCGGAAGCACATCAACAACGTGCTTCTTGCGGTCGAACATGTCATATACAAGGCCCTCGGCCACCGTCCACAGGCCCAGAATGAAACGCTGATAGAAAACGCCGCTGTACTGGCTGCGGTATCTGGCCTTGATGTCCTCGGAAAGTGACAGGTTGTCGTCCATCGTGAAATGGAGATACATTATCTTGCGAGAACGGCACTTGCGCACCCATTCCAGATAAAACCAGTGCTGCGGGCTGCCCGGGTTGCAGTTGAACCAGAACTTTGACCCGGTGACAGAGCAACGGGCTGTGGCCTGATTGACGAAGCTCTGCGGCATCAGGGCCACCTCGTCGAAGAACGCGCCCGCAAGGGTGATGCCCTGAATCAAGTCCTGACTGCTCTCGTCTTTGCCTCCAAAAAAGTAAAACTCGTTGGTTCTTCCACCCTTGCTGACGGTCATGCAATTTTCCGCCCGGTGCTCCTTGACGTTGTAGCCACGGGCTGCAAGCTGCTGCTTGAGCGTCCCCAACACGTTGCGCCGGAAGCTGGCGATGGTCTTGCCGCACATGGCGAACTGCTGGCCGCTGTAGCAGGTCATAGCCCACTGGACAAAAGAAAAGCTCATGGCAAAGGTCTTGCCCGAGCGGATAGCACCATCAGCAATGATGCCGTTGTAGCTGCTGTATGCGCTCTGCGGTGTCCACCAGCTCAAGACCTGCTTTTGCCGCTGGCTGAGGGCTTTCCAGCGAAAACCGTTACTTTTCCGCATGGTCGTCCTCTTCCTCCGGCAGCATGTCCACATCATCCGGCTGGCTGAGGTCTGCGGCGGCATTCAATGCCTTTATCAAACCATCATCGTGACGCTCTTCCTGCTCCGCTTCTTTCGGCTTATCGCTCCAACCAAAATTAACTTGCAAGCTGAATCTTGCGCCGCCGTTTCCGTCACGATCATAGAGCCGTTCTTCGGCGTATCTCTCGCATCGAAGCTTCGCGCGCGTTATCGTGTCAGAAAACTCGGGCTTGCCTTGATAGTCAATCAAAGATTGCCGAGACTTAAACCCCAATGCTAAAGCCAAGCCAGTGACTGTTTCTGGGCGTTCGTCGATCTTTATCACGTTCCCGTATTTGTCTAAAACAGGCTTTCCGGTTTCGTCTTCTAGGACGCTCCCTTCGCAGCTTTTGAAGAACTCTTCGATTTTTTTCTCAAGTTCTTCTTTGCTCTCAAAGATGGGCGGTCTGCCTATCCTTTTGTTTTTGCTGTAGGCCACCGCCACCACCTCTCTAAATTTGGGCATAAAAAATCCCCGCCCCTCGAGATGAGAGGCAGGGTCGGATTATTTGGTTTTACTGCTTCTTGAGATAATAGTTGATAAGATAAATCTGGCCCTTACCAGTCACTTTGGTCGTCTTATCAATCGATGTATGACCGTCAGAGTGGACGCGGGTAGATTCGCGCACCTTAAACAGCCCCAGCTACATAGATTTTTGCGTCGGCATATTGAAATCCGAACGCTTGCGGTCTTTCACGAGGAAGCCGTCAGCTCTGAGCCGTTCATACAAGCGGTTCTGTCCGGTCTCAATGCCGTTCTGCTTGAGCAGTTTGGCCAGCTCACTAACCAGAATGCAACGGTCACTCACGCTCACAGCGTCCGCAAACAGACCTTTTGGCGCAAGTTTGGAATTTTCTTCGCTCAAAGCCTTGTTCTTATCCTGTTCGGCTTTGAGCTGCTGGCAAAGCTGAATCATTGTATCAGGGTTGAGAATAGCCGCCTGTAACGTCTCCGGCGTCATATATGCGCCGTGTTTGCGGATGTTAGGAAGGACTTCATCTGCCACTAACGTCTGAAATTTTTCAGCCACCGGGTTATCCGCTTTCATGCACAGGCGGTAAAAAAGGCTTTCAGAAATGTACTCCGGCCTTTTCCCCACAAGTGGGGAATTATCGAAGCTACGCAAATAGCCTTCAACGCGCTCCCATTTCACATACTCCACGCCGTTCTTGGTCTGCGTAAAGCCAAGCCCACGGGCAACATCTTCCAGTTTGAGGTAGGCAACGCCGTTTTCCTCATAGCAAGACACGCCGGAAATCAGCATCGGGGTCATGTTCTTGTCACTCATGCTACGTTCTCCTTCTTGCCAGCTTCCACGCCGTCGTTGTACGCAATGTTGATAAGCTCACACATCGCGTTGATCACGTCCTTTTCAAGGCCGGACAGGGAATTGGGGTCTTTCACACCAGCCGAAGCGCAAAAGCTCTCAAAGGTTTCAGGATAACGATTCATTGTTATTTTCCTCTTATTTTCTCTTGTAAGAGGTCGCCGAATTTGGTATAATGGATTTACCAAAGGGTAACCTCTGGTTCTGATTTCCCGAAAGCTGTTCGTCGCCAAACAGGCAGCTTTCGGGTTTTTTATTTTTCGTTTACAGACTGCTCAACAAGGTCGATTCCCTTACGCACAATTTCGCTTTTGCTCATATTCAGGGATTCGGCGCACTTGTCCAACTTCCTGCAATACTCTTCATCAAGCCTAACGCGAAGCATAGTGTCTTTTGGATTTTCGCTCTTTGGTCTTCCAGTCTTTGGCGACATTAAAATCACCTCGCTTTTTCTGTCGCTACAAGTAGTATATATTCGTTGCTACAGAATGTCAAGGGGATTTTTCAAAAAATAAGCGGCTTTGCTTGTCGGGTGCAAGGCCGCTGCACCCAGAACTTTCGCGGCTGGATGCCCCGCTATTGCGCTCCCCGCTCTCGTCAGATCACGCAAGCACTCCCGGCAGGACTCGAACCTGCAACATGCGGTTTTGGAGACCGCCGCTCTGCCACTTGAGCTACCGGAGTATAAAACACCGCCCTTGGACTCGAACCAGCCAGCAATATCTCAGCTGACACGCGCTCCAAACTGCGCTCAGGCGGCCATATAAAACAGCCCCGGTTCTCCGCCGGGGCTGTTGTTTGACGCACATCCCGTCGGGAAGTCTACCCACACCCTCGGGGATTCAAAGCTTTCTCTCGTGGCACGGGAGGTTAAGCGTGCAGCTTTGTGGGGGATGAGTCCATGCGCCATACGGTGCGATACGGCGGAATCGAACCGCCTCCTGTCTCTTATGAGCGACAGACTGCCTTTATGTCAGTGTATCGCATAGAAGCAGCCCGCAAAACGGTGAAGGAGAACAGGAAAGCATGAAAACCTGTCACAAGGAAGGGACCGTTCTGGAAGCTGCGTGGCAAGCGGCCACCGCTTAGCGCTGAACCGCTTATTAAAATTTTACATCTAAGCTTACAGACTTGAAAAGAGCCGACCCCTGCCAAAATCACGCTGTGTTTTCTTGTGCATATTGTATACTTTGCACGTCAGAAAACTCGTCCCATATCTCGGCCAGAGCCATGCATCCGCGTTTAATTCGCCGGTAGACCACCTCTGCCCCGCATACGCCGACTTCTTTTGCGATTTCCTTGTGAGACTTGCCGATGATATAGTGCTCGCAAATCGCTTCGGCGCATTCCGGCTCGGCTATCAGGCAGTATGCCCGCCGGGTGGCCTCGACACGCAGATTGCACAGGTCCGTCTCCATCCTCTGAAGCTGTCGGCGCTCGGTGTCCAGCTGCTCTACAGCGAAGCCCACCTTGTCCCCATTGCCACCACCCGCAGGCATCCCGCTCAGGCTCTGGGTGCATTTTTCGGCCACGTCCCGGATGCGCTGTATTTTTTGCTTCTGGACTTCGATAGCTGCCGCAAGGTCGCGGCACTGCTGAAACCACGCCTTGACGGCGCGATAGTCCACGCCGCTGTCAGGCTTTGGCGTGTTGGTGTCAGGTGTGCGAATCATTGGCATGCCTCCTGTAGTAATCCATATCGACAGCTTGTCCGCAGCAGCGGCAATATGCAACCGGTTTGCTTTCGCTGGCATATCGGTTTGGCGCGTTGCATTCTGGGCAGTTCCACCACCCGAAAGATGCATCGTCCGTGTTCGGCCACCGAATGCGTTGCTTCTCAAGTGCCGCTTCAATTTCTTTTTTATTCTGGGCAAAGTATGAAACATCGCCCGGCGCGATTTGGAATCGAACACAAATCTGTCTAAAATTACTGTCCCAGATTTCGATACACAGTTCGGTTAGGACGCCCAAAAGACAAATCATTATGCCGAATCCGCCGACGTAGCAAAGCGTTGCGCCGATGACGGTAAACACTTGATTCATCATTTTCCCTCCATTTCTTCAATCTCAATTTCGACCCTTGGGTTCTTCCGATCAAGCTCCACCCGGCTGCCATCGTGGGCGGCAACGATCTTGCTGTTGTCGTCTTCCAGCACTCCGGCTCTCACCAGAATGTCCGTTGTAGCCTCGATGAGGTTTGCCAGATCGACCCGGCGGGCTGTCTTCATGTAGTACACGCACCTCACGTTCACGCGGGCAGAAATGGGGCTGCGCGGCCTTTTGATTTGCCGCAGGCAGTCCGTCTCATAATCCACGTAAGCCTTGCTAGGGGCCACAAAGCGCCCGCCTGAGCGGCTTTTGAGGATGCGGGCAGAGTTTTTCTTGGTGCGCGGGTCGCCGTAGAGGGTCAAGTACATTGTACACCACCCCTCTTGTGCTCCATCCAAAACGCATTGTTCATGCGCTTGCAGTTCGCTTTATCTTTTTGCGCTTTTCGGCCTTTTGCAATGCGTTCGCAGAGGTCGTAGTAGTGCTTTTGGCAGTAGTTTTTACCCGGAATCGCCATGCTGTCGCACCACTGGCATTGGCCTGTCTCCTTGAAATGGCGAGAATGTTTTGAATGCCATTCTCTGTCCCATCTGCGATATTTAATAGCGCATTCTGAGCACATTGTCTTCCCGCATTCTGCTTTACGTTTACCGCATCGAAAGCACATTCCACTGGCTTTTAGTCGTTCTCTGCGTTCCTTCTGGTAAGAGTTCACTTGTGTCCTGTCTTTGTTCTTGCGCCTGATTCTGTCCGTTTCACGCTGTTTTTCAAGACACTCATCGCACAGTACTCTGCCGGGAGAAGCCTTTGCATGCCTACATGCCGGGCAGATTCCATGCTCTTTGTACCATACGTAATCCTCATGGTTTGGCATGAGCTTCGCTCCCCTTTAACATTTTTAGGACATCTTCTGCGGTGCGGTAGCCCATCACGCCACCATGACCAAGCAAGGGTTTGCCCATCACTTCCAGCAGTCCGTCCTGCCAGCCATAGGAATAGGGCGTACAGATTGCGTCCCAACGGTACTTTCCGTTTTCCGTCACAACGATCTGTTCTCCGCCCATGTATTCGCGGTCGTAGGTGTGTTCGACGCCCATCTCTGTGAGGGCAGCGTCCAACTTTTGCATTTCTGTCGTTGCCATGTGTCAGTCCTCCTTTTTCGGTTCAGGCACAGCTTTCATCTGTCCGCTCCTCCGTTCGCTCCCATGTACTTCTTACGGCCCCGCTCCCGGTGGCGGTCCTCGTGGTCGTAGTGGTAGACCTTGCCTGTGTCTAGCATCTCGCGGGTATAAGCGGCTTCTGCGCCGCGCTGACGCTTGTACTCGGCGTACTTCGGGCAGCTGTCGTGACAGATCGGATGCCGGTCTGGGCAGTCTTTGCAGGGTTCAAGTTTTACCATTGGTCTGCACCCCGCTGTCACCATTGAGCATGTAACCAATGCGGGTCAGTATGGTATCCAGCACCTGAACCGTTTGCTCTGCCCTGATTGCGTACGAGTACCCCCAATTTCCGCTCCCGGCCAGCCCGTCTTTCCAGTCGGTCAGGTACTTTTTCATAGATTTCGCGTCAATCACAGGCACTGCCGGTTCATCTTCCAGCACATCCATCGCGTCCATAATCTGACACGCGCGGCATCTTACGCCGTTGTAATGTTCGCAGCCACAGCAATATGCCGCTTTGATGTTTGCTATGGCTTTTTCACGGTCGATAAATTCGTTCATTTTTCAATCTCCCTCTTTGTCAGTTCGCTCGCCCGCAGCCTTGCAGCTTCACGCGGGGCAGTCTTTACACGGCGTCATTGTCATTTCAACACCTCTGTTCTCACTGGCTTGATGTCCCGATACTCGGGGTAATGGTCGCCCGCCAGCTGGCAGGCCCGGAACTCTGCCGCAAACTGGCTCGCGGTATTGATCCGGTATGTAAGCGCCGCGTTCCCGTGCGGGCCGCTGCACTCTACGATGACTTTGTATCTAGGCATTTCGTCCTCCGTTCTGGTTTTCTTGCCCAAGAAGCATTCTTTCTGCTCTGGACTTGAGCATCCGGGTGCGGGCAGCAAGGCAGCGCTTTACCAGAATCTGCTCGCCCTGGGCCTTTTCGATGGCCTTTTTCCACGCCGGGAGAAGCTGGCTCTGCCAGCTGCACTCCGAAATCACCTCGTGGAATGTCTTATAGGCCATCTCATCCGGCACATCCTTGAGCGATGAGTTCGCCCAGATCTCCGCGATGCTTGCGCGGTTCTCTGCGGTCTGAGACCGTCCAAAATAGGCCTCAGCGTCCGCAAGGAGCTTTGTCATCATCTCCACTGTCACGGTTTCACCCCCTTGAAAATATTTGCGTATGCTTCTGCGGTGCTTTCTGTGGCTTGTTTCCCGCGAGGCTGTTCTTGTCGGCGCTGCTCATTCGCTGCCACGTCCCCCGGGGTTCGTATCCCGTCCCGCTGCCAGCCAGACAGGATGCCGTTGATGTAGTTCCACGAGTGCTTCCCGGCCTCTGCGGCCTTGTCGATCGCCAGCAAAATCATCTCCGTGCTGTACTCCTGCCGCCATTTTTGAAGTTTTTCCAGCGCCGAACGCGGGAAGTCGCCGATAGCCCGCTGGTAATGCTGGACGATTTTTGATAACTCCATATCAACGGCGGCGGTGTTATCGCGCTTTACAACATCTACATCCCCATCTACATCTACATCCCCATCTACATCTACATCCCCATCTACATCTACATCTACATCTACATCTATTTGTGTTATGTCGGGA